CAGAAGGAGGCTCCCGGCGAGACTCTTTCTGTGCGAGGATGAGTGGCATGAAAAAGAAACTAACGAGTGCGGAGACAGCGAAAGATCCAAACTCACGCATCAACAAAGCACTTAGGGCTTGGAATTGTTAGATCTAAATACAGCATGGTCTGCCATCTTGTCATTGGTGATTGGATTGCTAGGCTACATGATGAACGAAAAGTTCAGGGAACTGGCACGTGTCACGATCCTGTTGAACAAAACTCGTGAGGAGGTAGCTCGTGATAACGTTACTCAAGCAGAAATTGACCGCATTACAAGTCACATTGACCAACGCTTTAATAAGCTTGAAGAAAAAATTGACCAGCTTATTCGGCAAGGGAGATAATGATGCCAAGTAGTTCTAAGAAACAAGCTGATTTCATGCGTGCGGTGGCCCACAGCCCATCATTCGCAAAGAAGACCGGAGTGCCCATGTCAGTGGGCAAAGACTTTTCAGCGGCTGATAAAGGCCGCAAATTTGCACAAGGTGGCGCTATGAAACATGAAGACGTAAAGATGGACAAGTCCATGATGCAGAAGGCCGTGAACAAACACGAGAGCCGCCTGCACAAAGGCCAGCCCATGACCAAACTTGCAAAGGGTGGTTACACCCGTGCAGCAGACGGATGTGCTTCTAAGGGTAAAACTAAGGGCACAATGATTACCATGAACAAGGGCGGATACGCCTGTTAAGGAGCGGCTATGGCTACAAGAAAACCTATGAAGAAGTTTAAACGCTACGAAGGTGGCGGCGAAGTTATGGGATCAATGGATCCCAAAGAAGCCGCTGACAAACAGCGCGGCTTAGACATATCAAACAAGGAAGCTCCTGTTGGATTCTTTGAACGTCTTCGCGCAGGCAACATTGATCAGCCCGGTTCTGAGGCGTATAACCGTTTTGGCGCTGGCCGTGGCCGTGATCGCGGTGAGTCGGTATCGGTTAACCAACCTATGCCTTCAGCACCGGCTGCTCCTGCTGCACCCGCTGCATCTTCACGTCCTTTGTCTGATCCGATGTATTCAGACTACGGCCCTAGCACTGGTATGGGTGCGGCTGGCACAAGCGAGACAGTGAAGCCTACACGCCCTATGGCAACAAAGCCTGTAGTGCCTGCCAAGCCAACTGTTATGCCTGATCGTGGCGAGTCGGTATCCGTTAATAAGCCCATATCTAATTACAGCAATGAAGGTCGCACTAAACCTGCGCCAGCAGCGCCAGCCACTCCTGCTAAACCGACCATGGACACTAAGTCCATGAACGAAAATGCCCAAAAGGCAATGTCTGACGATCCCACCTCTTTGTTAGGTGCGGCTGGAGCAGGTGCAGCAGCTTTGTTTGGTGCAAGCAAGTTGGGCAAGATGTTTAAAGGTGCAAAAAAGGTTGCAGATAAAGCCTCGCCATACCTGAAAGAAATTGGCACTAATGCACCTAAAAAGCTTCTTGAAGGCCCACGCACTGCCAGTAAAGCGGCAGACGTAACAGACGTAGTTCCTAAGTCCACGTCATACCGCAGTTTGACTGGCACAGCCAGAGAAGACGCAAGAGCTAACGAAGCCCGCGACAAGTTAATGAATTCTAAATTTGTTAAAAAGCCGAACAAAGGATTGGATGAGTCTGACACCACAGGCGGCGCAATCGGCTACAAGCGTGGCGGCAAGATGAAGAAGTATGCCTCCGGTGGAATGGTTTCATCTGCGTCTAAACGTGCTGACGGTATTGCCACCAAAGGCAAGACTCGTTGCAAAATTTGTTAAGGAATTATCATGTCAAGAGAATCAGCATATTACGATGATCAATCCAAAGGTGGCGGCAATGCGTTTTGGCCTGCTGTAGCCGCCATGAAAACGGGCGTAATTGGCGGCGGTATTGGTGCGGCTCATTTGATGAATAAAAAAGAAGAGCAAGACGCTCAAAACAAACGTGAAGCTGACGCTGAAATGAAGCGTGAGTCTCGTGGGGTTCAAAAGCCTGCTAACTTTGGTGTAATTGACGAAGCCAAACAAGACGTTAAAGATGCCGCTGATCGTAAAAAGATTAAGTCTATGGGCTACAAAAACGGTGGCTTTGTACGTGCTGCCGATGGGATTGCCCAGCGCGGCAAGACTCGTGGAAAGATGGTTTAAACATGATTGTCAGCCGTGGTATGGGAGCCATGCTTCCCAGCAAAATGCCCAAGGGTGTCAAGAAAGCCCGTCGGGATGACACTGACTTCACTCAGTACGCTGAAGGCGGCGAAGTGGAAGAAGAAACGTTACCTAGTGATGTTAAATTTAACGTACAACGTCCACGTTTAAACCTTAAACAAAAAGAGTTGTCGGGTCGCTTAACTGCCGATACGCAACTTGGTGCTAACACATCTTTGCAAGGCTATTTGGATGGCGGTATTAACAAGCGTGGCCCAAATGTTAAAGGGTTTGGTGTTAACCTAACTCATCGATTTGCCAAAGGCGGTGAAGTCTGGGATAAGCCAAGGCCTGAGGGTTTGGCTAAACCTAAGAAATTAGCGCCTGCAAAAAAAGCAAAAGCCAAGGCTATGGCTAAAGCCGCAGGCCGCCCATACCCAAATTTAGTTGATAACATGAGAGCGGCTAAGAAATGACCACTACCGGCAGCACCCTCTTTAATCTTGACTTCACGGAAATTGCCGAGGAAGCATGGGAGCGTGCGGGCAGGGAAATGCGTTCAGGCTATGACTTGCGTACAGCACGCAGATCAATGAACCTGATGACCATTGAATGGCAGAACCGTGGTATCAACATGTGGACGATGGAGCAAGGGTTTATTAACCTGACTCCGGGTCTGGCGACGTATGCTTTGCCTACAGACACCATTGATCTGTTAGAGCAGGTTATCCGTACAGGCCAGAACTCAGCATCCACACAGGCTGACTTAACAATCACACGTATTAGTGTTTCTACCTATGCAACCATTCCAAACAAACTTCAACAAGCCCGTCCAATCCAAGTCTGGGTTCAGCGTTTGTCTGGAGAAGTTAACCCAACGGCTGCGGTCTTGGATGGAGCCATCACCTCCACGGCAACCACGATCACGCTTAACACGGTGGTTGGGTTAGCCGGTTCAGGCTTTATCCGCCTTGGTACAGAAGATATTTACTACACATACATTTCAGGCAATGTCCTTGGTGGTGTGTTCCGTGGGCAAAACAACACGACTGCCGCATCGCAGGCCGATGGAGTTGCTGTGTTTGTTCCACAACTTCCTGCGGTGACTGTCTGGCCTACGCCTGATAACAGCACGCCCTACCAGTTTGTTTACTGGAGACTGCGCCGGGTTCAAGACTCTGGTGCTGGTGTTGAGACAGCCGACATGAACTTCCGCTTCCTGCCCTGCCTTGTGGCTGGTCTGGCGTACCACATTGCCATGAAAGTGCCTGAGTTAATGCCTCGCCTTGAGATGCTCAAAGCTGCATATAACGAGCAGTTTGATCTGGCAGCCGGTGAAGACAGGGAGAAAGCCGCTATTCGGTTTGTGCCCCGTCAGCAATTCATTGGTGGGAGTATGTAATGGGTAATCGTTTCGCATCCGGCAAGATAGCGATTGCTGAATGTGATCGCTGTGGTCAACAATACAAACTGAAGAAGCTTAAGACTGAAGTCATTAAGCAGCGCCAGTATCAGTTATTGGTTTGTCCTGAATGCTGGGATCCAGATCAACCGCAGTTGATGCTTGGAACATTCCCAGTGGATGATCCTCAAGCTCTACGCAATCCGCGTAGGGACACAACATATGTCACCTCAGGTGTAAACGTTAATGGGTACACCTCAGGCGGTTCGAGGGATATTCAGTGGGGCTGGAATCCGGTTGGCGGGTCTAGTTTTTTTGATGATCCGTTGACACCAAATAACTTGGTAATTCGGACATATATTGGTACAGTCACTATATCTTAAGGAGTTTAAACATGGCTTACACACGATCAGCAGATGGCATTGCCAAAAAGGGCAAAACCGAAGGCACAAACCTTGGCAACAGCGGCCCCACTCAGAAAGAAGTGATGGGCGGTAAAGGTAAAGGTAAGGGCAAAACCAACGCCGACATGAAGTCTATGGGCCGTGGTTTGGCTAAAATTGCAGCACAGAAGCGAGGTTAATCATGGCTACATATAGCAAGAAAATGATGGGCAAGGAAGTTGGCGATGCCAAGGTCTATGCCAAGCCACATACTATGTCTGGTAAGGAAGTGAAAGCTTCTACAAACCCCGGCAGTGGCCCTAACCGCAGCAATGCAGCCAGTGTAAACATGTCTGTGGGTAACATCAGCCGTATGGCTGGTGACATTCCAGCCAAGACATCAGGCATTAAAGTGCGCGGTACAGGTGCAGCCACCAAAGGTTTGATGGCAAGAGGCCCAATGGCATGAACTACACAGAGCTTGTCACGCAAGTAAGCGATTACTGCGAGAACTCTTTCCCAACTGACAATATGAATGTGTTCATTCGTCAGGCGGAGCAGCGCATCTATAACACCGCGCAGCCAGCTAATTTGCGAAAGAACGTGACAGGCATATTGACCACCGGCAATAAGTACCTTCAGTGTCCGTCAGACTTCCTGTCGGTATATAGCCTTGCTGTATATCCGTACAACACTACAACTGCTACCGGCACATCTGGAGCCAAGACAATTGTTGTGGCGAGTACCACAGGGATTGCTGTAGGCCAGCAGGCAACCGGGACAGGGATTGGCACTAACGCAGTGGTTAGAAGTATTGTAGGGACTACGGTCACCTTAACTGTTGCCAATAGCGGTGCGGTATCAGGCTCTGTAATCTTCCAAGGCGACTATCTGTACTTGCTTAACAAAGATGTTAACTTCATCCGTGAGGCCTATCCTTTGTCTGCATTTGCGTCTGAGCCTAAGCACTACGCCATCTTTGGCCCCCGGTCAGATGATGTAAACGAGTTGACGTTTATTGTTGGCCCAACGCCTAGCGCAGCCTACAACGCAGAGCTTCATTACAACTATTATCCGGAGTCTATTGTTACCGCCAACACAACTTGGCTGGGCGATAACTTTGATTCTGTCTTGCTGTACGGAACCATTTGCGAAGCCTACACCTACATGAAGGGTGAAGAGGGCATGGTTAAGCTTGCTCGAGATCGTTATATACAGGCTATTGCTCTGTATAAAAACTTGTCAGACGGCAAGCAGCGTGCTGATGCTTATCGTGATGGTCAATTTAGGACGGCTGTAGCATGAGTAGTATTGTCCAAGGCCTGACCACATCGTTTAAAGCGCAGTCATTTGAGGGTGTTCAGAACCTCCTGACTGATAGCTTAAAGATAGCTTTGTACACAGCCAACGCTAATTTAAACGAGGCCACTACCGTTTACACGTCGGTAGGTGAGGTTGTTGCTTCTGGCTATACCGCTGGCGGAGTGGCATTAACTGGTGCAACGGTTAACTCTTCTGGTTATACGGCCTACGTCAGCTTTACCAACGTCACGTTTAATGCCAACATAACGGCACGCTGTGCCTTGATTTACAACGTCACGCAGGGCAACAAGTCTATCTTTGTATTGGACTTTGGTTCTGACAAAACGCAGTCTCCCTTTACCATCACATGGCCTGCTAACACAGCGACATCAGCCATCATTCGCAGTTCTAATTAAGGAGTCAATATGACCACGGAAAAACTTACAGCTATCGACCATGTTTCTAGCGGTCTTATTGCTGGTACAAAATCGAGCGAACAAGCTCAAGCCACTGGCGTGTACTACGTTGAGTGCCATGACAAAGACGGCAAACTCAAGTGGACTGCTGAGTCTAAGAACTTGGTTGTAAACGCTGGTCTGGCTTACATGGCTGGTACGGCTTTGACTTCAGTGACCCAGATTACCACTTGGTATATTGGCCTGTACGGTGCTGGTGCTTCTAATACGCCTGCGGCTGGCGACACAATGTCTTCTCACGCTGGCTGGACTGAAGTTGTGCCTTACAGCAATGCAACCCGTGTGGCGGCTACGTTTGTTACGGCTACGACTGCTAATCCTTCTGTAGTGACTAATGCGGCTTCTCCTGCTACGTTTAACATTAACGCAACTTCCACTGTTGGCGGTGCGTTCTTGACCAGCGGTAGTGCTAAGAGTGGTACGACAGGTACATTGTTTTCAGCGGCTGACTTTAGTTCGCCCGGTGATCGCTCGGTGGTATCTGGCGACATTATCTCTGTTACCTACACGTTCAGCCTCGCCGCTTGAGGTCTAAATGGCTGAAGGCGGCTGGGGTTCTGGCACATGGGGTCAGGCTGGCTGGGGTGATTCAGTCTATGACCGGAGTGTTGCTGAAACTGCGACAGG